TAAAAACTTACTAACACGCAATTTAAAAAATGCACCAATTCGCTGGGGCTTGACGGGTACAGTACCTAAAGAGAAGTTTGAGTTTGAAAGTATACACGCAAGTCTTGGTCCAGTTATTGGGCAAATTAGTGCTAAAGAACTACAAGACAAAGGTGTACTATCACAATGTCACGTAAATGTTGTCCAATTAATGGATACGCAATCGCACAGCGATTACCAGTCAGAATTAAAATACCTTGTAACTAACAAGGAAAGAGTAGAGTATATAGGCAAACTATTAAACAACGTAAAACAATCAGGCAATACACTAATACTTGTTGACAGAATCTCCGCTGGAGAAATGTTACAAGAATTAATCCCAGGCAGTACATTTGTAAAAGGAGATGTTAAATTAAAAGATAGAAAGGAAGCATACAATGAAATCAATGAAGGAACTAATCATGTGGTTATTGCAACCTACGGTGTGGCCGCGGTGGGCATTAACATTCCTCGTATTTTTAATTTGGTTCTTATTGAACCCGGCAAATCGTTTGTTAGGGTTATTCAAAGTATAGGCCGTGGGGTAAGAAAAGCAAAAGATAAAGATTTCGTGCAAATATGGGATATCACGTCTACGTGCAAATTTGCTAAACGACATCTAACACAAAGAAAAAAATTCTATAAGGAAGCACAGTATCCATTCACTATAGAAAAAGTAGATTGGAATTAGTATGAGAATATTAACATTAGAAAATAAATCATTAGATTTAAACACATTGCCAGATGAACTAGATGAAGATATTAGATTTGCAATTTTAGATAATTCAGATCCACAAGAACCGGATTTCTTTTTTCTGCCTCTAATCTTTTTAGAAAGTTTTAGTTCACCGGCTATTGTTTTAGAAATTGCAGGTAAAGAAGTTATGATGCCAATTGACTGGCACATGGCAGTAGGTTGTTCCGAAAGTGGTAACGACTTAGAAATACTTCAGTTAACTAGTATTGCAGACAGGGGATTTGAAGCATTTTTGTTTAATCCTTTATCTAGTTATAAACCAGAGTTTGGAGATATTAGAGTAGTAAACTTTTACAACGAAGTGAAATGGTTCTTTCCTAAAATGAAAAATGGCAACTTGTTAAGTGTGCCAATCACAGACGGCGACAAACCTTTATGTGCATTTTTTATTAGAGATGTAACTAGACAAACAGAAGTAATTGATTACGGAAAGATTTTATAAATGGAAAACTTTATTAGAGTATACGAAGATAGGATACCCGCAGAACTATCATCTGAATTAATTAAATGGTTCAATACAGCAAGCACTACAGGACGTCTTGTCCGTCGCAATGGACCAAACATTTCAGATACACAAATTAGTGTTGACGGTGCTCGTAAAGATTTTGTAGATAATATTTACGCATGTCTTGGACCATGCTTAGAAGAGTATGCAGAAGACTTTCCATTTTTAAAAGGACAAGATTTGCTGTCAAGTTTATGTGTAATGCAAAAGTCAGTTCCGTTGTCAGGCGACGGCTATCATAGATGGCATAGCGAACGATTTGGCATGGCAACAACTGAACGTGTGCTTGCATGGACTATCTATTTGAACACTGTTAAAGAAGGTGGCGAAACAGAGTTTTTATATCAAGGTAAACGTGTTGAAGCAAAAGCAGGACGTATTGTAATTTGGCCAGCAGGATGGACTCATGTACACAGAGGAAATCCTCCATTAAGTAACGAAAAATATATTCTTACTGGATGGATTGTAGGTGATGGAGATCAATTACAGTTTACATTAGGAGATAATAAAAACTAATGATGACAGCAAAAGAATACAGAGACAATGTCCAATGGAACTGGGTAATGCAACAGCACTATCCGGGCTATCAAAGATTTTTAAAGTTGTTTAACGAAGAAGAACGTAAATCTTATAAAATGAAATTACCTGCTGGTAGTTTAGCAGTTAATTCATACAATGACGAAAACTTTGATTTCCCACATGATGTTGACCCAGATGGACACTATGAAAAATTTGTATTAAGTGTTTTACAACAACACTTTCCAATTTACAATTTAAAACACAGACGTACATGGTGGTTGCATTATCCTAAGTTTGAACACAGTTTTGTAGGAGTACATAGACACGAAGGCGAACGTGTTCTTACAAGTGTATTGTTCTTAGAAAGCAACCTTACAGAAAATAATATGAATGAGCCAGGAACACTGTTTGCTATCACGCAAGAAAATGATAGAACAAATGAATTGCATGAATTTTTGCCTGTGCCAGGACAGTGTGTAATTATGGACGGCATGGTATATCATGGCACATATCCGACACAGTTTGATAGAAAGGTTTTAGTTGTTGACTACGACTATGAAATTATAGAAGATGATTGATTATCCAAAAAATAATTGGGTCATGGAAACATATTATTCTGATTACGATAAGTTTTTAGAATTATATAATACTGAGTGTTATACATTTAATTTACCGCACGGAGATGGCGGTGCTAAGATGTATGCATTATCTAATCTTGCTTATCCAACTTTTGTTGACACAAATAAAAGTTATATTAAATATATTGAAGAAACAATAAAAGAACACTTGCCATTAAAAAATATAAACCTTACAGAATGTTGGTGGCTAGATTATCCACCCACTACTTATAGTGGAATACATCAACACAAAAAAGGACAAATATTTACAACTGTACTATTTTTAGAATCAGATGCAACACTACCACATTTATCAGAACCAGGCTGCCTTTTTGCATTTACAGTTGAAAACGGCGAGCCTGTTTTGCACGAATGGGAGCCAGAACCTGGAAAATTAGTTTTAATGGACGGACACATTTATCACGGCACATACCCTACACAATTTAAACGCAAAGTGTTGGTGTGTGATTTTTCATATGAGTTAGGAGAAAGGCAATGACAATGAAAGCAGGAAAGATTTGGGGGCAGACAGAATTAATTCATGCCAATGGTGTACTAGAGTTTCACCGCATTGAATATAAAAAAGGTTTCAAGTGTTCGGAGCACGAACACAAATATAAGTGGAATGGATTCTTTGTTGAATCGGGCAAAATGCTTGTCCGTGTTTGGCAAGATGCAGACCAAGAAGGATTAGTTGATGAAACTATTCTTGGTCCGGGGGAGTTCACGCAAGTGAAGCCCGGCAAAGTCCACCAGTTTGAAGGTTTAGAAGATGGTGTCGCTTTTGAACTTTACTGGGCGGAATTTAATCACGATGATATTGTTCGTCGTACAGTAGGCACTGCAATTGATAAAGGAAAAAAATAATGTTTAATTGGTTAAAGAAACTATTTGGTTCAGATGTACCGGATACTCCGGTTATTGCTCAAGAGCCTGTAAAGAAAACAACTAAAAAAACTGCTACAAAGAAAAAGACAGCAAAAGTTAATTTAGACGCAATGTCTAAAACAGAACTGTTAGCACTAGCAAAAGAAAAGGGTGTTAAAGCAAATGCAAGTCTTAAAAAAGCAGAATTGGTCGAAAGACTCAAATAAACTTATCCCCGGAGAGGCTTTGATTTATGAACAGGCCGACGGGGTAGTTTATGCACGATACAGGGATCCTCCATACAACGTCCAGCCTAGATGGATTGTTGGAGGTGATCCTGCAGGTGTAGCTCGAGCACAAGGAAGTTTATTAGACTACGGCGAATGGAAAAATTTATGCGAACTTGCTCAAACTAACCCTACATTAAAAAAACAATTAAGTAATTTAGTTAACACATATTATATTATAAAGGACAGTAAATGAGAATAATAGCAGGACCATGTCAACACGAAAGTGTAGAACACAGTTTAAAAATTGCAACAGAATGTAAACGTGTATGTGACAAATATGGAATTGACTATTACTTTAAAGCAAGTTACGACAAAGCAAATCGTACAAACGTAAATGGAAAACGCGGCATTGGATTACCACAGTTTATTAGAGACATGGATTCAATGAAGGAAAAAATTCCTACTTTAAAAACCTTAACCGATGTACACGAAACACATCAGGTATACACCATTACTAGTGTCGATGCAAGTATTGATGTATTACAAATTCCTGCATTCTTATGTAGACAAACAGATTTAATTCGTGCCGCTTGTGATAGTGGACGCATTGTAAATATTAAAAAAGGACAGTTCTTAGCACCTTGGGACGTAGAAGGTATCCTTTCAAAAACAGAAGGTGCCAAAGAAGTATGGATAACAGAGAGAGGTACAAGTTTTGGTTATAATACCCTTGTTGTTGATTTTACTGGCCTCAATTATATGCTTGACAACTATAGCGTTCCTATTGTTTTGGATGCTACCCATTCGGTACAAAAGCCAGGAGGAAATGGAACGAGCTCTGGCGGTAATCGTGATTACGTGCCAGGTCTTACTCGTGCCGCTTCTGCTTTGGGAATTAATAACTTTTTTCTAGAGGTACATGACGATCCAGACAACGCACCTAGTGATGGACCTAATATGCTTAAACTAGAAGACTTTGAAGGTGTTGTGCTAGACATTATTAGGTATTCTTATAAATGAGCGAGTTTACTAGATCATATACATCTCTAAGAGGAAGTATATTAAGAGCATTTGTTTACACTATAGGACATATTCTAATAGCTATGAGTGTTGTAACTATGATGACAGGTGCTAATATTTTTGAAGCAGGTGCTGTTGCATTGATAGAACCTTCTATTAATGGAGTTTGGTACTTTGTATTAGATAGATTGTGGGTAACAAGTAAATGAGTAAAACTGTAATATTAATTCCTGCTAGATATGCAAGCACAAGACTGCCTGGAAAACCTTTGTGTATGTTAGATGGCATTCCTATGATAAAGCGTGTGTATGACGCTTGTATTGCGTCTAAGACGCCAACATACGTGCTTACTGATAGTCAGGAAGTTTATAATATTATAGGACCGAATTGTATACTTGATCATACAGATTATGCTAACGGTACAGAAAGATGTGCCGGTGCAGTTGAAAGATCTGCATTACTTGAAGAGTATGATAACTTTATCAATGTGCAAGGTGACATGCCCGATGTTACTGTAGATATGATTGAAAAGTGTGTATGGCATTTGCAACATTATCCAATCACTACCGTATGGACTGAGATGCCTGAAGAAAAACAGAACGATCCAAACACTGTTAAAATGATTAAAGCAGGAGATCAATGTTTATGGTTTGGGAGAGGAATGACAGGCTATGGCGACTGGCACTTGGGAGTATATGGTTATAAACGTAATGCATTAGAACTATACCCTAGTATGCAGATTGAAAAGGAAGAACAGATTGAGCAACTAGAACAACTAAGATGGCTAAAAAACGGTTGGCAAATAGGTTGTTTGAATGTACAATATAAAGGAACTGAAATAAACACTCCCGAGGATGTAAAAGAATGGCACAGCAAAAACTTCCAATAAAAGATATATTAGCCGCAATAGATATGGGTGCTATGAATGTTTGGGACGAACTTGCGGACGATGAAAAGAAGCAAGTTAGTTTTTGGTTGCTTAATAGATATGTAAGCAGTGTAAAAGGCAGCCGCGATGATCAAGAACTTGCTGTGTTTAAAACAAACGAATACTACAATAAGAATTATATGGATGTAACTAAACATCCTAAACTGCAATGGCAACTGTTATGTCAAGCAGGAAACACAGGCGATATTAAGTTCCATCAATGGATTGGACATAAAAAGAAAACAAGCGATAACAGCAAAGGTGTAAAACTGTTAGAGCAGATTTACCCGAACATGAAACAAGATGAGGTAGAATTACTTGCTGGAATATCTACAAAGAAAGAACTCAAACAATTGGCTGAAGAACATGGAATCGATACCAAACTCTGATAAGCCATACAAGTGCGAATACTGTGGCAATGGATATATGAAAGAGAAAACCCTTGCCGCTCATATGTGTGAAAAGAAACGCAGAGCACTACAAAAAGATGAAAAAAGAGTGAGACACGGATTTTATGCCTTTCAACGATTTTACAAACTCAGTGCAGGTACTAAGAAAGAAAAAACATACGAAGACTTTTGTGCAAGTCCGTACTATAATGCTTTTGTCAAGTTTGGTAGTTTTCTTAGTAATGTTAAGCCACTATATCCCGAAAAGTATATAGACTGGGTAGTAACTAGTGGAGTAAAACTTGATCACTGGTGTAGAGATAGTTTGTATGAGAAATATGTTTTAGAGTTTGTGTTAAAAGAAGATGTTACAACAGCACTAGAACGTAGTGTAAAAACTATGATGGAATGGGCAGAAGAAAATGAGCCTGCGGCATGGAATCATTATTTTAAATACATAAGTTTGAACAGAGCAGTATGGCACATTAAAGATGGAAAGATTTCACCTTGGTTGTTATTAAATTCTACTAGTGGTAAAGAAATGCTAAGTAAATTTAATGATGAACAATTGAATATGGTATATCATATTATTAACCCCGAACACTGGGCAATGAGATTTAATAAATTGCCGGGTGACGTTGAACTAGCAAAACAAGTTGCAAAGGAGTCTAACCTATGAACTTAGTCTATTATCCAGATCCAATACTTGACAAACAACTACAAGAAGTTGATGTTGAAAATCCTGGATTTGATCCTAAAGAACTAAAAGAAGAAATGACAAAGATTATGCTAGACAATAATGGCATTGGACTAAGTGCGTGTCAAGTTGGTCTTAATCATAAACTATTCATTATGGGCGATAAGCCTAGCAATGTTAGTATGCATATTAATCCTACAGTGTTGCAGTATACTGAAGAAACTGTATTAGACATTGAAGGTTGTTTAAGTTTTCCTAATATGTATGTAAAAGTAAAACGTCCTAAAGAAATACTAGCAGAATACTATAACGAAAATTTAGAAAAGCAACAAGTTAAAATTACAGGCTACACTGCTAGATGTTATCTACACGAACTTGATCACACACTTGGAATTACATTTAAAGATCGTGTAAGCAAGATGAAATGGGATATGGCTAAAAAGAAAGCACGTAAAATGGAGAAGGCACTTGCCTGATATTGATATAGACTTTGCTGACAGAGACGAAGTATTGTCAAAGATACAGCATCGTGTTGCTACGATCAGTGCAGACAAAAAACATAATACAGGTGTATACGTAACAGAAATTCCTCATAACCCTGTAGACAATCATTCAACTATCGATTATAAAACTGCTGAAGATAGAGGCTACTTTAAATTAGACTTTCTAAATGTAAGCATTTATAAAGATGTAAAAAATGATAAACACTTAACAGAGCTTATGGAGAAAGAACCAATATGGGATCTACTAACCCACGAAGAATTTGTGGATCAACTATTTCATTTAAACGGGCATACGGAAATACTGAAGAAGACTTGCCCTACTTCCGTGGAACAATTAGCTGCCGTCCTTGCTATGATTCGACCAGCAAAGAGACATCTGATTGGGAAGGACTGGACGACTATACTGAAGGAAGTATGGATCAAGCCAGAGAATGATGAATACTACTTTAAGAAAGCACACGCATTTTCATATGCAATGGCTGTAGTAGTTCATATGAACTTGCTGTGCGAACTTATTTCTTCTTCCGCACCAGCTGAATAGATTTTCTTTTAACTCTTTTAATATTGAGATTATTTAGATCCACTGTTGGGCCTAGTGTAACCTTTACGTCTTTAGTATTCATTGTTATAAGCACATACCTAAAACGTTCCATCTCTCGACGCATAAAGATACCAATAGGTATCATTCTATTAGACTCCCACCACCAATCTTCACCACACTTAATAAAGATTGCTTTTTCGTAGTCTGTAGATAAATCTGTCATTACATACATGCTTGTAATAACATTATCTTGATTGTTTATAATGCCAATATATTCTTGGCCACCGTAAGTTACTACGGATAAAAATGGAAATTTTTCTTCTATATCTTTTCTTAACATAATAGCATAAATATATTGTAGGTATGAAACATGCAAAGCATCACAAGGTATTTAGTCACAAACAGAATCGTTGTCGTCCATGATGAGTGGGCTGGATCCAATACGGAGTATGATAAAGTGTACGAAAGAAAATTAAAATTAATTAAAGGTATTCAAAACGTGTTTACGTTTGAAGTAAAGAACAGAGATCAAAAACCTGTTAGTATCCTAAACACGTACACTCCAAAGATTAAAATCTTTGACGAGAACAAAGCTCTTATTATTTCAAAAGATGGAGTCATTAAAGAAACTGCAACTCCTAATTATAAAGGACAGTTTACAGTTACTATTAATGAAAGTGACACAAATGATATAGACGGACAACACTTGTCCTACTTTGTATACCTTGTAAAGGACAGTGATAATTCAGAAAGCATTACATATGCAGATACAGCATTTAATGCTA